CAGAACCCTACTGCTGAAGAGGGTGCGATTATCAAACGTGAGTGGTGGAATATGTGGGAGAAGGATTCTCCTCCGCCCTGTAGCTATATTATTCAGTCTTACGACACTGCGTTCAGCAAGAGTGACCGTGCTGACTACAGCGCGATTACCACTTGGGGAATTTTTCACCATGAGGACACGGGCGAGGATCATATTGTTTTGCTTGACGCGACTAGGGGTCGTTGGGAGTTTCCTGAACTGAAGGAGGCTGCGAATGAGCTTTACAAGGACTATGACCCTGACATGGTTTTAATTGAGCAAAAGGGTTCTGGTATGCCTTTGACTCAGGAACTGCGCAGGTTGGGCATTCCTGTGACGCCGTTTACGCCGGGTCGTGGTGCTGACAAGTTTACTCGTATGCACGCCTGCGCTCCTGTGTTTGAGAGTGGCATGGTTTGGGCTCCAGACACGCAGTTTGCTGATGAAGTTATGGAAGAATGTGCAGCATTTCCCAATGGCGAACATGATGACTTGGCGGATTCGATGACACAGGCTATACTGCGTTTTAGACAGGGGGGTTTTATTACCACCTCAAGTGACTATGATGAAGATGATATAACCGCGTACCGTCAGCGCAGAGAGTACTATTAGGAGTTGCAAATGGATAATGTTGACAAAGAAGCTATCATGTTGGCGCTTTTAGAGGCGATGGAAGATGGCGGAACTAACCCTATGGATGATGCGGCAGGCGCTGTTGAGCGTGGAAACCGTGCAAAGGCTCGCGAAACAGGAATGACTATGCGCCCTAAGATGCGCCCCAAGAAGATGATGGGCGGCGGTAAGGTTAAGGGCTATAAAGGCGGCGGATGCGTAATGCCCGGTCGCGGTGGTTCATACGGAGGGCAAAGCTAATGGCTAATTATGCTGATAAGAGAAAAAAGAAGTTGAAGACTTCAAGAGCCAGTTCTGGAGCTCAACTTTTTATGTCTGACGAGGCAAAAGAAAAGATGCTCAATCGCCCCTTCGGAGGCACGAAAGTAGAAAATCTAATTAACAAGTCTGTCACTAATAAGATGTTAGAAGAAAAAATGACTCCTCAAGAGAGTGGCAAGTTAAAAGCAGAAACTTTTGTGGACATGCTTGATAGAGCTTACGATCTTGATAAGCCAAGAGTTTCTAAAAAGAAGTACGGTGGCAAGGTTGCTAAAATGAAAGCTGGTGGCGAAGTTCCAAGTAAGTATAAGGGATTTTCCAAACTGCCTGAAAATGTTCAACGCAACATGGACTCTGATCTTGCTCAAAAGTATGAGTACGGCGGAGAAGTTGGCGGCAGTTGCCGTGGCGGCGGAGCAGCGATTCGTGGCACTAAATTCTCAGGGTGTAAATAATGGCTAAGATCGTTATCAACATTGATATGGAAGAACTTAAAAGTGGCGTCAATCAAATGTTTGATGACGATCAAGTCGAAGAATTTTCTTGTCCTTTGGTGACAGAGGACGAGGAAGAAAACTCTGAAAACAAGCAATATGCTATTGATGAGTTTGCATATGGTCCTTCTTCTAAAAACTGGGAAAAGAAGCCCGAGAAGTGTGGTATTTGCAAGTATTATGACATTCGATCTGAAATGATGGGGTGCATTGAGGATGGCATGGGAGATGCCGACGATTTGGGTTATTGTTCTAGGCTAGATTTTGTTTGCGGTTATGAAATGGTTTGTAACGCTTATGCGTCTGGCGGTCCTGTAACCGATTACGAAAGCGAAGATAAATCACCGATTGATGGCGGATCTAAGGATATCTTCTAATGAGGTTGGAGCGGGATATTTTAAAGAGGCTACCTCCCGACTCTTTAATGAGCATGTTCTCAGTGGATTGCTCCAGACTGATTGAACTCTATTCTGCTCCAACACCTGAAAAGGAATAAAAATGGCTATTGAAAGAGATATGGGTGCTGGTGGAATAAATATGCTTCCAGATGTGTTGCCTGAAGAAGATGTAATGATTGAAGAGCTTCCTCAAGATCCCGGCATTTTTGAGTTTGACGATGGCTCTGCGATTGTAGGGGAATACGAGGAATCTTTGGAGCCTATGAACATTGAGTTCAACAGCAACTTAGCCGAATACATGGATGACGCGGATCTTTCCACTATTGCCTCTGATTTAACTGGTGATATTGATGATGACTTTGCGGCGCGTCAGAATTGGGAAGATACATATAAGCGTGGTTTAGAGTATCTTGGGATGCAGTACGAAGATCGTACTGAGCCTTTCGAGGGATCTTCTGGCGTTGTTCATCCTTTACTTGCAGAAAGTGTAACTCAGTTTCAGGCACAGGCGTATCGTGAGATGTTGCCTGCGAGTGGTCCTATTCGCGCTGAAGTTGTCGGAGCTAATAACGAAGATGTTGTTAAGCAGGCAGAACGCGTTAAAGATTATATGAATTACATGGTTACTTATGAAATGGAAGAATACGATCCTGAAATGGATCAGATGCTTTTCTATCTTCCTGTAATTGGATCTACTTTTAAGAAAATTTACTTTGATCCGTTAAAGGGTCGTGCTGTTAGCAAGTTTGTACATGCTGAAGACTTGGTTGTTCCTTATGGAGCAACGGATTTGGCGTCTGCGCCTCGTATCACGCACGTTATAAAGATGGATTCCAATGAAGTTCGTAAGCTTCAACTGGCTGGATTTTATAGCGACATTGACTTGCCCAGTAGTTCCAACTCAGAAGATTCCTCTGAAGTTCAACAAACCATTAATGAGATTCAGGGTGTTCACCCTAGCAATTCTTCAACTGAGTTGACTTTGCATGAAGTCCATACGGACTTAGATATAGCTGGTTTTGAAGACATTGGACCAGATGGTGAGGAAAGTGGTTTGAAGCTTCCTTACATTGTTACGATACTGGCTGATACTGGGGATGTTTTGTCGATTCGTCGCAACTACGACGAAATGGACCCAATGAAGCGCAAGAAGCCTTATTTTGTCCATTACAAGTTTCTTCCCGGTCTTGGTTTTTATGGCTTAGGTTTGACCCACATGATTGGTGGATTGGCGCAAGCCTCTACATCCATTCTGCGTCAACTTATTGATGCTGGCACGTTGTCTAATTTACCTGCTGGATTTAAGGCTCGTGGCGCTCGTATTCGTGACGAAGAGAATCCGATTCAACCGGGTGAGTTCCGAGACATTGACGTTGCTGGGACTGACATACGAACCTCCCTGATGCCCTTACCGTTTAAAGAGCCCTCTGGTACTCTTTACAACCTTTTAGGCACTCTAGTGGACGCAGGGCGGCGCTTTGCTGCTATGGCGGACATGAAGATAGGTGAGATGGGCGGCGAAACGCCTGTTGGCACTACAATGGCTATTATGGAGCGTGGCACAAAGGTTATGTCCGCTATTCATAAGCGGATGCACTATTCTCAGAAACTTGAGTTTAAACTTCTTGCGAAAGTTTTTTCTGAGACGATTCAGTCTTATCCATACATGCCTTCTAACGAGTATGGCCCAGAGGTTTTTGCAACTGATTTTGACAATAGAATAGATGTTCTTCCTGTTAGTGATCCGAATATCTTCTCTATGGCGCAGCGTATTGCTTTGGCTCAAACTGAATTGCAGTTGGTGCAGTCAAATCCACAAATACACGGTGGTCCGCAAGGCTTGTATCAAGCGTACAGGAATATGTACGAAGCTCTTGGCGTTAACAACATTGACGGCATATTGCCACCACCGCCAGCTCCGCAGCCTGCGAACGCTGCAAAAGAAAATCAGATGGCGATGAACGGCGCACCTCCACAGGCTTTCCCTGACCAAGACCACAAAGCTCATATGGAAACTCACCTGTCTATTATGTCTACACCTACTGTGCAGATGAACCCGCAGGTCATGAGCATTTTGCAGGGCCATATTCAAGAGCACATTGGGCTTCTTGCCGAACAGCAAGCGTCTCAAATGGTTATGGAGCAAGCTGGGCCTGAAGTTCAACAGAATCCAGAAGCCATGCAGATGTTGAAACCAGCTATAGATCGTCAAGCGGCCATGCTTATCGCTGAACTCACTGAGCAATATGCTCAGACAGTTGAGCCTGTATCTGAAGGTACAGACCCGCTCGTGGATATTAGGAATCAAGAACTTCAATTGAAGGCTGCTGATTTGCAACGCAAGTCAGATGAGTTCCAAGCGAAGCAACAACTTGATCGTGAGCAAGAAGCGGCAGATATGCTGTTAGCTCAAGAGCGTCTGAACTTGCAAAGAGACGCGCTAGAAGACAAAACTCGTGTTGCCGAGGATCGTGTGCAAACGCAACGCGATATTGCAGCACTTAATAACGACACAAAACAAAGGGGGATGAACAATGTCCAGTAGTGTTCGTGAGAAGATGGCTCAGGTCAATAAAGATAAAATTAAAGCTATGCGTGCCGCAGAAACAGTTACGGAAAAAGTGAGGGCTCGAAATGACAAAGGGAACTTCATCCCAGACGACCCAAGCACGCCAGAAAATGAAGCTTGGGTCGAAAAGCCCAAAGTCACAAAAAAACCTGCTGCAAAGAAAAAAGCAGCCTCAAAAAAGTCTAAGTAGGTTTAGCTCAATATCAAGACCCCAGAAATTCATGGGTGTTTTTTAAAATATTGGGATATGTACTTGTGTTTCCCGCTAGATCTTATAAAGTTCTAGTGGGAGAATAACATGGACTCACTGCATTTAGCTGATTATCTGTACAAAAAACTGCGTCAGAAGCGCGAAGACTTAGAGGTAACTTTAAGTACTGGAAACGTGCAAGATTTTGCTGAGTACAGATACATAGTTGGACAAGTAAAGGGTCTCACCTTTATGGAGGATGAGATCAGAACCTCAATGAAAAACATAGAGTATTCAGATGACTAAAAAACTTTTCGTTCCTGACCACGTTGCTAAAAAAATGAACAATCCCAAGGGGATGGAAGACATACCCAAGCCCTTGGAAACTGCATTTGGCAAGCCAAAAGAGCAGAGTAAAAATGAAGACGATCCATCACAAATTGGTGCGTCTGTTATTGAAAGGCTTCCACAGCCTACTGGCTACAGAATGTTGATCATTCCCTTTTATCCAAGCGAGAAAACTAAAGGCGGACTTTATGTACCTGATGCGGTTCGCGATAGGGAAGCATTTGCAACTGTAGCTGCCTATGTCGTCAAGCTAGGTCCAGACGCATACCAAGACTCCCAAAAGTTCCCAACAGGTAACTGGTGTAATGAGAAAGATTGGGTTCTTATAGGACGATATGCTGGAAACCGCTTTAAAGTGGAAGGTCTTGAGGTTCGTGTGATAAATGACGATAATATTATCGCAACAATCCTTGACCCCAAAGACATTTCTTATGTATAAAGATCACAGAAGGAAGAAATCTTATGCAAGCTGAAGACCAAGAAGATTTTGAAAATGCTACTTCCGTTGAGGTAGATGATGACGATAGTTACGTTGCTTCAGCAAGTGACGATGATGATTCCGATGATAGCTCAACCCGAACAAATGTTCGAGATGACGATGATGATGACTCTGAGCTAGGTAGTTATAGCAAAAAGGTGGATAAGCGTATTAAGAAGCTTACTGCCGCTAGACGCCAAGCTGAAGAAGAAGCCGCGGCGGCAGTTCAGTATATTCAGCAAGTTCAGGCACAAAACGAGCAATATAAAGAACGCTTGTCTAACTTAGACAAAGGTTACATGAGTGAATACGAGGGTCGTATCACCACTCAAGAAGCTCAGGCGAAGCGCGCTATGACTGAAGCTTATGAGGCTGGAGAGTACGAAAAAGTTGCCGAAGCACAAGCTGCAATTTCTCAAATAGCAATCGAAAAAGAGCGTTTGCGAATGCAGAAACAGCGTTCTGCGCAACAGCAACAACAGGCTCAACAGCAGGCTCAGGCTCCACAGCAGCCACAACAGCGTCAAGCTCCAGCCCGAGATCTAAAGTTAGAATCTTGGATGGAGAAAAACACTTGGTTTGGTCCTAACGGTGACAAAGTTATGACTGGCGCGGCTAGAGCAATTCACAATACATTAGTTGCGGAAGAGGGTTTCGATCCCACCAGTGACGATTATTATGCAGAGATCGACAGGCGTATGCGTCGAGAAATGCCAAACAAGTTTCAGGCTGACAGAAAGAACGTCCAAGCTGTCACACCTGCGGGTAGCGGAAATCGCACCCCTAAATCTGGGCGGAAGAAGCAAGTAGAACTTAATGCGGGTCAAGTCGCTTTAGCACAGAAGTTAAACATACCTCTGGACAAATATGCTGCTGAAGTTGCCAAAATCGCAAATCGGAGAAATTAATATGACTGATAGATCGTCACGCGAGTCAAAATCGCGGGAGCTCGAAGAGCGCAAAGTATGGCGTCCCGGTTCAGCATTAGATGCTCCAGAGGCTCCGCTTGGATACAAACATCGTTGGATTCGTGAATCTGTGATGGAATTTGATGACAAAACAAACGTCCATAAACGGCGGCAAGAGGGATATGAACTCGTTCGTGCAGAGGAATATCCAGAGTGGTTTGGACCAGTAGTAGATGAGGGACGCAACGCAGGCATCATTGGTGTTGGCGGTTTAGTATTGGCGCGTATCCCCAACGAAATGGCAGATCAGAGAAATCATCACTATCAAGGTGTTACCAATAACCAAATGGAAGCCGTTGACCGTGACTGGATGCGCGAAAACAACCCGGCGATGCCTAAACTGGCAGCGCAACGCAAATCATCCGTGAGCTTTGGTTCTCGGAGTAAAACTGAAGGATAAGTAAAATGGCGAATCAAGACGCCCCTTTCGGCCTTCGCCCTGTCCGCACGAGCACTAGCTCTCAGCGGCAAAATCGGTATCGTATTGCTTCAGGCTACAACACAGGTATTTTCCAAGGCGACCTAGTAACGGTTGCTACAAACGGAACAATTACTCGTGTGCCTGCTGGCAACACAGATTTGATTTTGGGTGTATTTAACGGCTGCTCATATGTAGACCCGAATGGCAATATAGTTTACTCAAACTATTGGCCTGCTTCCGCAACTGGAACTGAAATCTTTGCAAATATTATTGATGATCCAGCCGCGACTTTCGAAATCCAAGCAGACGCTGCATTCCCTGTAGCTGACTTGTTTGGCAATTTTGATATCGTGGACGCAACAGCAGGTAGCACAGTAAGTGGAAATTCTCGTACTGAGATTGATGTCACAACTGGTGCTACAACCGCTGGCTTGCCACTTAAAGCAATCGACATTTCTCAAGATCCTGAGAATAGCGATGTTTCCGCCGCGAACACTAATGTGATCGTAAAAATCAATAACCACCTGTTCAGTGCTGGCACTGCGGGTCTGGCATAAGGAGACTGAGTTATGGCTATTTCACGTTCACAACTGGTCAAAGAGCTAGAACCGGGCCTCAACGCTTTGTTCGGCATGGAGTATGATCGTTACGAAAACGAACATGCTGCGATCTACGAAACCGAGTCTTCAGACCGTGCGTTTGAAGAGGAGGTCATGCTCGTCGGATTTGGCAATGCACCTTCAAAAGCAGAAGGTTCTGGCGTTGAGTTTGACAATGCAAATGAAGCGTACACTGCTCGTTACTCACACGAAACAGTTGCCCTTGCATTTGCGCTTACCGAAGAAGCTGTTGAAGATAACTTGTATGACCGCCTTGGCGCTCGTTATACTCGTGCTTTGGCACGCTCTATGGCTCACACTAAGCAAGTTAAAGCTGCTGCAACGCTTAACAATGCGTTTGATGCAAACTTTACTGGTGGTGACGGTGTTGAACTTTGTTCAGCGGCACACCCTCTTGCTGGTGGCGGAACCTTCCGCAACGAGCCAGCAGTAGCGTCTGATCTAAACGAAACTTCTCTTGAGAATGCTCTCATTGATATTTCGACGTTCGTTGACGAGCGTAACATGATCATTGCTCTTCGCGGCATGAAGATGATTATTCCACCACAACTGCAATTCGTTGCAGATCGTTTGCTGGAATCAACTCTTCGCGTTGGAACTGCTGATAATGATATCAACGCAGTTCGCAACATGGGTATGCTTCCTGAAGGTTACAGTGTTAACCATTTCTTGACAGACCCAGACGCTTGGTTCATTAAAACTGATGCTCCAAACGGCTTTAAACATTTTGAACGCTCACCAATGCGTACAAACATGGAAGCTGATTTTGACACAGGTAACATGCGCTTTAAAGCTCGTGAGCGTTATAGCTTCGGCTATTCCGATCCACGCGCTGTATTTGGTTCACCCGGAGCCTAATCCGGTTAGAACTTAATTAAGGTAGGGGCTGCTTCGGTGGCCCCTTTCTTTTTTTTAAAACATCTGTATCATGTAAATATCCCTGACAGTCGCATGGTGCGGCTGACTTTAGCCACGACAGGAGATTCAGATGGCTCTATCGACTTTTTCCGGACCCGTTCGTTCCAACAACGGTTTCCAAATCCCCGTAGTTACAACTGCTAACTTGCCAGCTTTTGGCGATGTTGCTGTTGGTACAGCTTACATGGTTAGCGACAACGGCGCAGGCAACGACGAATACTGTATCGTTATAAATACAGGCGCGGCTTGGGTTACTGCTGTTGGCGTTGCACTATCTTAATAGGAGGCTATAATGGCAGGACCAGTAAAGGCTTATGCTTGGCCTCAAGGCACAACAGCCGCTGTTGTTGGGCCTGAGCGCTCTCGCATTCGACAAGTTGTAATGTACGCGGAAACCGCTGGCAGTTTTACAATAAAAAATGGCTCTAACTCAGGAGAGACGTTAATTGAACAACCGTTTCCTGTGGGAATGCACGTTTTAAACATTCCTGACGATGGAGTTTTGGCGACGGGTGGAGCATATGTAAGTGCTTTTACTGGTGCCAATAACGATTTGACAATCTTTTTGTCATAAGGAGTCAAAATGGCTGGAAATGAAGTCAAGGCGGTTCACAGACACGATACTGGATCGTTCGCTTCAGGTCGTGGTCGTTTAATGGGCTTTATTATAAATCACGAATCAGGCGCGACAGATCAAGCATTTATTTATGACAATGCTTCTGCCGCGTCTGGATCTATTATTTTAGAGTTAGATGAGTCTGGAAAAGGAGTTTTTGGAATGGAAATTCCCGGTGATGGAATAATTTTTGAGAACGGCCTTTGGGGTGTAGTACCAGAAGGTGTAACGCTAACTTTGTTTGTGCAGAGGTAACATGGCTCGCAAGAAGGAAAATCCAATACGCAAAACCACTGGTAAGGGCGGTAATTACCGTAAGACCAAATCTGGTGCAGGCATGACTAAAAAGGGTGTTGCGGCGTATAAAAAAGCAAACCCCGGCTCTAAGCTAAAAACTGCTGTAACTGGCAAGGTTAAAAAGGGAAGCGCCGCAGCAAAGCGCCGTAAGTCTTATTGCGCACGTTCTGCTGGTCAAATGAAAAAGTTTCCTAAAGCAGCAAAAGATCCAAATAGCCGATTAAGGCAGGCTAGAAAGCGTTGGAAATGCTGATGGCCGACAAAAGTGTTCACGACTTAGAGTTGGAATTAGTAAAGTTCCAAACTCAACAAGATCATTTGGTAAATAGCGTCGATAGGTTAAAGGACGATATGAAAGAAGTAAAAGTTACCTTGTTTCAAGCAAAATGGATGATCGTTGGTGCGCTTCTAGTCGCGAGCTTTATGAACAGCGATATGCTTATAGAAGCTTTGTTGGGGCTTTCTAAGTAATGGCGATTGGTCGTTCTCAAATGTCCCAACAGGTGACTAAGCCGCCCATGAAGAAAAAGGTGAAGAAAAATGCCAAAAGACGCGTGTTACAAAAAAGTAAAAGCAAGGTACAAAGTATTCCCAAGCGCATACGCAAGCGGGGCAATCGCTAAGTGTCGTAAAGTTGGCGCAAAGAACTGGGGTAACAGTAAGAAAAAGCCTGTGAAAAAAGCTATGGGTGGCGAGATAATGCCGTCAAATGAGTATCGCAAACGTCCAGTTCGACGCATGTTGAAGGGTGGAGAAGCTATTGCGAATGGGTGTGGCAGCGTAATGACTGATCGTCGTAAAGTTACAAGGTTGGGCTAATGGCTGTTCGGAAAACAAAAAAAGGTGCTGCACTCAAGCGCTGGTTCAAAGAAGACTGGAAAGATGTCAAGACTGGCAAGCCATGTGGTCGTAAAAAGGGTGAAAAAAGAAGCACTCCTTACTGCCGACCAAGCAAGCGAGTAAGCTCTAAAACACCTAAAACAGCTTCGGAGATGACATCTGCTGAAAAGCGTAGTAGAGTATCTCAGAAGAAGCGTCTTGGACAACCCGCAGGAAAGCCAAAGCGTGTTAAGCCGCTTAGAAGGAAAAAGACATGACTGTATCTGGCTCCGCAGATTTTGAACTTGACGTAGCGGAATACGTTGAAGAGGCATTTGAGCGGTGTGGCTTGGAGGCCCGAACTGGTTACGACTTAAAGACAGCAAAGCGGTCTTTGAACATAATGTTTGCAGATTGGGCCAACAGGGGCCTAAATCAGTGGACTATTAAGGAAAGAACGCTGACTGTTGTAGAGGGCCAGAGAGTTTATCCATTGGACGCAGACATAATAGATGTTTTGGCTGTTGTTGTGCGTCGTGGTACTACAGACTACACGATAGATAGAGTTAGCCGAGATCAATACCTATCTATCCCTACAAAAGAATCTACTGGTCGTGTAACTCAGTTTTTCTTAAATAGACAAATTACCCCAGATCTTCAGGTTTGGCCCGTCCCTGATAACGCTACAGATGTTTTGATTTATAATTGTCTTACTCGCATAGATGATGCAGATACGATGACAAATACTGTAGACGTTCCGTTTAGGTTCTATCCCTGCTTGTCGGCAGGTCTAGCTTATTATATTTCTTTAAAAAGGGCTCCTGAACGCGTTCAAATGCTCAAGGCTGTTTACGAAGAAGAAATGAGACGCGCCATAGACGAAGACAGAGACAGGGCTTCTTTTCAAATTTCTCCTAGCTTGAGGAATTATAGAATTGTCTAAGTTTGCAACAGGGAAATGGGCTTATGGTATATCTGACCGATCTGGCTTCAGGTATCGCCTAAGAGACATGCGTCGTGAGTGGAATGGGCTTCTTGTTGGAAGAGATGAGTGGGAAGCTAAACAGCCTCAGTTGGAGCCAATTCGCGCCACCCCTGACCCTCAAGCATTAAGAAATCCTCGTCCTGAGCAAAACGTATCTCAAAAAAATAACATTCAATGGGGTTGGAACCCGGTTGGAATGGTGGGAGACGGTGGCCTAACACCTAATAATTTGGTGGCTCAGGGTTCAGTTGGAACAGTAACGGTGGTGACAACATGAGTTTTACATACGCACAGCTAAAGCAGGCTATTCAAGATTACACAGAAAACGACGAGACATCTTTCGTCACGAACTTGCCTTTGTTTATTAGGCAGGCAGAAGAACGGATCTTAAAGAATGTACAACTTAGCTTATTCAGAAAAAACTCCACTGCTTCGACTACAGCTAGTAACCCTTATTTAGCAGTCCCTTCGGACTTTCTTGCCCCTTTTTCTTTAAGTTTGCGGGGTCCTGATCAAGACAGGTTCTTTGTTGAGTTTAAAGACCCCAGCTTCTTGCAAAGCTACACTCCAGACGACACGACAACAGGCGCACCTCGTTACTATGGTGTTTTTGACGTAGATAATTTTCTTTTGGCTCCAACTCCAAACGCTCCTGCGGTTGGGCAAAATTACACCGCAGAACTTCATTATTTCTATCGACCCTTGAGTCTGACTGCGGGTTCAGAAAGTGGAACAACATGGCTTAGTGAAAATGCTGAAATGGCTATGTTGTACGGGGCGCTTGTTGAAGC